GGTAGTTATGCTTCTGCTGTCGATTCCTGTATCGTTGCAGACGGCTTATTTTTGGAAATCTGCCTTGCCCGTTCTGCCATTTTTGCTCTCTGCTCTTCTGTCAGCTCTCTTGTCACCTTTTTCGACCGGAAACTGATAAACTCGACAGGGCATTCATAGGTCTTTGAAACAACGTCTCCCTGACAGGTCTCCTGACCTTTGAATTTCCATCCGGTATCCTGCTTCACGAATTTGTCGAGTTTCGTCATCACGGTCTCATCACTCGTGTAGACACTGGCAGTCTTATCCAGTCTTCCGAAGTTGATTACCGTTTCCCGCTCTTCCAATGCCGGTTTCATATCTCGCCTACCTTTCCTCTGTGTGACTTCTTGAATGCCCTGATGCAGTCAAACGTCCCACCGATTATTTCGCATTCTGACATTTTCCATTTCAGAAAATCTTTCCGCTCCCTGTCCCACTCTCGATATTTTTCGCAAGTGTCATGCTTGCTACCGCATCCTGCTTCGGGACAATCCTTGCATGGCGCCGTCCTCATGGCTTATCTCTCCCGACTTTGAGTCTGAACCGTTTCAGGATCTCTTCACCGTTGTCGCATACCCAATTGATATCGCAGTCATCAAAGTCGAGGAAGACGCCATACTGCTCATGTAGTCTCTCATAGGTCTTCCTGATGCCGTCTGCATCCATCTTGTCACTCGCCTCGTTGTAGTTGTCTACAATCTTCTGATATGACTTCTGGACGGTCTTCAGATTTCCTACGGTCATCTCCATCGCAAGGATCATCGTGATGATGTTCGCAGCGCCCATGTAGATTTCCGTTTCATACAGCATCTGCGAGGCGATTTCGCTGACCTGACTACAAACCTGGGTCTCCATCGCTTCAAGATATTCGTTAATGCTCTTGTAACGTTTTCCCTCATAATCGACAAGCTCAGTTGCGACCAGACCTTTCTTCGGCGGTTCATATACTCCGATTTCGCCTCTGGCAACCTGTCTTGCCGTCCGTCTCCGTTCTGCCCTGTTCATACGGTTTCCTCTTTGACCGGCAATAACCCTCTGCTCTGCCTGAAAGCATTCAGCGTTCTCAGTGACAGGTCACCTCTTGCATATGCTTTTGACCTGCTCTCGATGTCGATGATGCAGGCAAGGAGAACGCTTTCAACGTACAGGTCATTTCCGTACTTCTTTCCCATATCGGACGTGACCTTCAGAAGGTTGTTCCAATATTCATCGTTCTCTTCCGGTTCTGCGATTGCCTTCCGCATATTCCAGTAATCACCCATAAACGATGATTCCATCTTTTTTCGCGCTTCTGTTATCTCTGCCATTGCTAAAACCTCGATCAGTCAAACACAGGTTCCGATGTTGGAACAAAATCATCCGTCTTGTTCCATCCATAAATTTTGTTTTCAGCTTCGTAGTTCTTCAGGCGTTTCGTCTCCGGTTCATACCACAACGGAATGAAAACATCCTGATTGCCACCATCACGGTCTTTCGCTATCTCGATGACGTTCGTCGCTCTGTAAATCGGATTGTCATCCTTCCATCCAAACGTCTGTTTTGACAGCCTCTGGAAGTCATTGTTGTTCCGATGGATGATGAAGGCGTTATCCACTGCGTTGCCTATGTCAGCCGTGCCGGATATATCGTCCAGTCTCAGGAAACCGAAAGCCTTCCGAGGATGCGCCACAAACAGGATGTGACAGTTCGTTTCATCTGCCAGTTCATGAAGCGACCACACAAAAGCCGTCTGCGCTTCATACTTGTTGTCGGCAAGTCCTGTAATGTTAAATGCCATGAGGTTATCCAGAATGAGCAGTTCCAGCTTGTCATCCGTAATTTTTTTACGGAATTCATCTTTAAGAGCCTGAAAGTCATTGCCATAACTGTTGTTGTACAGGTAGAAGTTGTTTCCCATCCACTCTGCTATCTGCTTCTGAACCTTTGCTCCGACATTGTAATAGTTCTGAAACTGCGTAGGTTCTACATTGGCTTTTCCTGCCGCCTGAAGGTTTGTCCATCTCATAAAGTTCTCGGCAGACAGTTCGCCGGAATACACGCCAACCTTGTCACCATTCTCACAGCACTCCAGAACCAGTCCTGATAACCAGGTTGACTTCGCAGATCCTCTCAATCCTGACATCACCGATACAGCACCGATCTTCAGTCCACGCATTTTTCGGTCAAGGTCTGTCGTTCCGGTCCGGATGAAGGTCTCCTTCGGCTTTTCCTTCTGGAAGATCTCAAGGGCCGTGTACCATAACGGCTCTCCTTCTTTTTTCTCAATCCTCTTCTGCGAAATCCTTGCTTTCGAGTAAATCCGCTTTTCGTATTCCTGCTGCCTGCGCTCATATGCGTCCGGCTCGAATAGGATCCTCACGTCTCGCCACTTCTTGTCAGAACAAGAGTTGTGGAAACAGTTAAAGCCTATCGCCCCGTTTGCACTCTGGAATATCACAGCGTCCTTGCCTTTGTGGTTAGGATCGAACGGACAATGTTCCAAGATGTATTTCGAGCCACCGACAAATGACGCCTTTTCGTATTCGATGCCGTGCTTATCGAGCCACGATTGCAGGTCGAATTCGCTTGGACGGTAATTGTTGTACCGCTGCGGCTTGTCTTCCTGCGGATAGTACGTCACAAGCTTTTCGAAATACTTCCGGTCAGTGAATTTTATGATTTCCGGAATCACAAGGATGCACGACATCCTGTGCGGAGCGATCTGTGAATTCGTCCCTTTCTGTGCTCTGGTCCCGTACAGTTTGCAGACTCTTGAAGGGTTAAAGTTCTTCATATCCACATCTATCGCATCATCCGCAAACAACATGTTCAGCGTCTTCAGCGACATTTCCAGAAGCTTCTTGTTGTCAGCATTGTTCGCCATGTACACTTTGTAGAGGAGATGGTAACCATTCCCGCTGAATCCTACGATGGGTTTTTCGAATCCTGTGTTTTCAAGAAACTTCATGATCCTTCCGCAGAGAATCCTCGCCGCCTCGATCTGCTCATCTGTCGATGATGTTTTGGTCGGCCTTTTTGGATCGAGGTCGACCATGAACCAGTCGTAACCGATTACATCATTGTCACTTGTGGTGGCATCTGCGTTCCTGACGAACTTTTCTCTCTGCGACCGTGTATAGCACTGCTCATTCAACGCATTCAGCGTTATATAGATGTTGCAATCCGAATAATCATCAATAGTACCAAAAGCATTCCAGAGCGATTCTGCGGACTTGAAATATCCGGAGTACATTTTCTTGCTGTTGTATATCAACCTGCACTCGAACAACTGCCCATCCGGCTTCATCGTGTTCACAGCTTTAGCGATCTCGACAGGATTGATAATCTCACCGCTCATCATTGCCTCCCGTCATTGGCCCTAAGGAAGCTGTTATCATTTGCATGAGTAGTAGAATCATTCCCTCTGGAATACTTGCCCTCAAGAACCTTCGGAAAGTTGTTAGGCCTTACGAACCAGTCGAAAGCAAACCAAGGGGCATCCCTCAAGTAACTACTATTTCTAACATTGTCAATTGCTTTGACAACATCTTCGATACCATATTCAACAATCCTAGCTCTTAGCCATTTGTACCTTTGAGAAGAAGTAGTCATCCTTGATATCCTGGAATATCCTAACGGTTCAAGAGAGTTCCATTCTTCAACAGCACGCTGGATATCCTGTCGGACTCTATCTGAGTCTGACGAATCATTTACGATAGTAAATGATTTATTATTATCTGTGTCTATATCTGTGTTTATATCTGGTATTGGTTCGCCCTTTGGGCAACTTCCATTTTCCCTTTTGGGCAAATGGATTTCTCTTTTTTGGCAAATGGATTTTCCCTTCTCTGTCAACGCATACCATTTTGTTCTGTCGAACTGGATTTTGTTATAGTTTCCGGTCTTAATCAGATCCAGTTCTTCCAGTTTTGAAAGTGCGTTTCTTATGACTTTTGGAGACATGTAGTAAAATATTTCGTTGAACGCTTTGACACTGTTATATGTCCATGTCTCCCCGTCATAAAAGTTTTCGCCGTTTGCCTGATTCTTCTGAATCCAAAATGCAATGTGTTTAAAAATGATTGCCTCCTGGATTCCAATTTCTTTTGCAATGTCGGTATCGAATGAATGTTCCATTTACGTTTCACCACCTTCGAGCAAGCTGACGATCATTCCTGCCGTCTCCTCTGGTCTGCAAAACACGAATTCCGTTCCGTACTTCTGGTTCATCGTCCACATCATCTTCTTAAGCTGTGAAGGTTTTGCAGGAGACCTTGGCGGTTTCATGCCGTAACGCTCGGCTTTTTTCTTTGCGGCGAAATACGATTTCCACCTTTTTTCGTTCTTCCACAAATCCAGGTTGTCCACCGATGTCACACCGTCCCTGTTTTCAACGAGGATGATCAGTCGGATACCGTTGTTGTGCGCCAGAAAACAAGAATCCGAGAACCGCTGATGCCCTGACGTTAAGCACTGGTACAGTTCTTCAATGTCCCGTTTCGTATCAACGGAAACGTTTATGAGACCGATGGTATCCATCTTTTTGAGCTTATCCGCTCTCCGTTTCATCACCTCTTCAATCTCAGGAGTGATCTTGATGTAATCCCCTACAGGAACCGGCATATCAATCAGTGTATGTCCCATCTCGATGAGCATGTTGTGCTTCAGGATGTGTTTGCCATCCTGCTGTGCTTTATCAACGCCTATAATCAACTGTCATCACCTCTTTTCTCTTCACACAACGTATTCCAAACAGACGTTCGTGGATTATATGTCCTCTTGCCGGAAAGGCGTTCTTCCTCAATCCTCTGGTCCCTGACCAGTGTTTTCAAAGTCTGGAAAAACTGCTTTGACCGCTCATTCCTGCTGAACTGCACGACCTTTTCCAGAAGCTCAACCTGGTTCTTTGCTTCACGCCGCCTCACCCGGCTTTTGTGGATGATGGTTGCTGTCTTCGACCGCGCCTCGCTCTTCTCTTCGAATTCGAGCATATGCCAGAAGTCCTGCTGTTTCATGTCTTCCTCATTTACGATTGCTTTCGAGGTTTCATAATCTGTCTGGCACTGTTTCAACCAATCCAGAAAGTTTACAATGACTTCTGACGGCTTTTCTTCTTTACGTTCCATATCGTCGGCCTCCGTTACTTAAACTCGACCTCGCCATTAATTCCGTCAGGGACGTTCACGAAATTCTGCGGCATCTGCTGATACTGAGGCGGCATCTGCTGATACTGTGGAAACTGCGGCTGTGCCTGCGGATAAGGCTGCTGAACCGGCGGCATCTGATACTGAGGCTGTGCCTGAGCTGGTTGCTGATACTGCGGTGGCATCGCCTGTGGCTGTGGCTGCTGCATCTGAGGTGGCAACGG